CCAACTTCTTTAGCCTTTGATACTGTTGAATGTCTAATTGAAGAAGAGTCAAGGAACATCTCATTAGCCATCATATTAGCCATGTAAGAGTTCATATGGGTATTATATGAAAGAACATCCATCAGGACATTCATTGCCGCCCCTTCAAAATTATAATCAGAAAACTCATCCTGAGATTGAAGATATGTTATTAGTTCTTGCTTGATATAATCAAAGTCAAGTTCAGTAACTTGTATTTTACTTGTATTTGTAGCCATTATTTTTCCTTATTTATTATTATTTATCTCAAAATACGCAAGAAAATATCTACGCTTGCAGGTTCAATCTCTCCAACAGGGGTAAACCATATAGTTATACCAAAGAAATTCTGTTCTTCTCTTACATCAAATGCTAGTTTTTCTATTACAGCACGAGGTTCATAATTATCAACCACATTACGAATATGTCTCTCCATCATATCTTCCGTGAACTTGCCCTCAAAAGGTTCAAACATCGACTTGAGTACATCACAACCAATATCAGGATGAAACGGTTTTTCATAATGATTCAACATCACAAGAGTTCTTATTGACTGTTTAATAGCCTGAACATCTGTCTTTTTTCTTATATCTTTTGAAATTGGATGAATACCAAATACATAATCTAAATCCTTGATTACTCTTGATGTATTTTTATCATCTTTATAATAATTTTCTGTCCAATCATGCATTACGGTTTCTCCTGTTCGCAATCTTCCCACGGATCAATTTTTTCTTCTGTTTTTGGTGAATGACAAGGACAACTACATTCGTAGAATTCCCATGTCTTATCATCACTAGGACAATCAGAATCGTGACATCCCATACATTCCCACTCAAGAACACCCGGAGCAGGAGAACAAATATCACATTCCATCCCTTTATTTGCTTCAACACATGCCTCATATGATTTCTTGCATGAATCTATAGAAGCATGATATTTTTCCCAATCAAAACGAGTATAATCTTCAAGAGTCTGAGGATCTTTAAGAGTAGTCATGCAATTTCCTTTAGCAGTCTCTATACATTCGTTATATCGTTTCAAACATTGCTGTATACCATCAGTTTCAGGGTAATTAGCTTTTTCATCAAATATTGTAGGCATAGCAGGAGATGGTGTCATAGGGAAACCACAATCAAATACTTCTCCGTTTTCTACATCCATTTTTTGAAATAATAATGTATCCTGATAAAGAACTTCAAAATCAATACACTCAACAAACCATTCAGCTATACATCCATCATAAACGGTAACTGTTTCTTTATGTTGCTGAATTTCTTCGTTAAATATTGTTTTCTTTTGTTCATGAGTACCAATATCTTCTGTGAGTGTAGAAAATTTATTTGTCTTTGTAACAACATCCTCAGTCATAGTGGTAACATTACTTTTCCAATCCATTATCTGAGATGTTAGATTACATACTTCAAATAACATATCATAAGCCTTAATACTAAAGTTCTTGAATCCTTCATCCTCTATAGATTCAGCACCTTTACGAATGATTGTATTAGCTCTTCTTTCAGCATCAACACTTTCAGTATAATCTTTCTTTAGAACTGATGTATCTCTATCACCAGATACTCTTATACGGTCATCTCCATCAACCCTTATTCTATGATCACCTTTATAATGATATTCTCCTTTCTCATCAGCATGTGTTTGTATATTACCACGAACATCTGTATTGAAGTCTTTCATAACCTGAAGGTTGTAATCGCCCTCAATTAATTCATTTTTATCACCCTCTACAGTAATATTCCAATCACCCTTAATGAGAATGGTTCTATCTTTGAGGTCAATTTCAAATGAATCCCCATAGATTTTACGCATTTCATTACCATCATTATCAATCTCGAAATAATTAGCTGATGGATGAAAACGATGATATCTCTGAGCACCTTCTGTAGAATCCCATTCTTCACCTAAACCCCATGATCCAATACCACATTTCTGCTTACGATAAATCCCTTCTTTCTTTGAACCATCATAATCTTCTATGGTTTTATTATATCCATAAGCCTCAGTAACAAATGTACCTGTTCCTTTTTCTCCGGGATTTTTTACTTCAGTAGTTCCTTCTTTATGAAATCCTTCCCATACTCTGTTAAACGGATACTTTGTACCCCATGGATTATCTGGTTCATGCCATACTTCCCTATGCATTGGATCAGCAAAAACTTTACATTTAGGAATGAATCTTTCTCTGTTAATGAACTTGTAAATGGTAAAAGGATGATCATTTGTCTCTATAAAATATTGACATTTCTCATCTTTTTTATCTTCTACCTTAATATCTGTTGTGCTATCATCATCAGTTTCTACATCAATTTCAGTATCATCAGAAGAATGTTTTTTACTTTCATCCTGAGCAAACTTTCTAACAAATAATTCATCGAACTTATCATAGTATTTTTTACCATAAACAGGCTTCTTTGGACAAAGCCCATCTTCAATCATCTCTTCCTGTTTAGGAACTAAGTCTTCAGGGATCTCAAAAGCATGATCTTTTGGTGAATTTCTTGCAAGACGATTAGTATCCTGTTCAAATATATGAGATACGATAGGGAACTCTTCATCAGGATCTTGAAACCCTACTTGTCCAGAGTGCCATGAGATAGACTCAGGAATACCCCCAAATGTCCCTGTAACGACAGGTTGTTGTTTATCAAGGCTATCCCAATAGAAACCAACAACCCATGTTCCTTTGACATATAGCCCTGTTGGTGAGTTTCCTATTCCTTGCATTGAAGCAGAGTGAACATCATTAATAAAATATGCCCACGGAAGATCATCTTTAGGTATTTTTTCTACACTTTGGGTATGATCTCCGAGGATACGAACTTTTACCCTACCAAGTTGTAAAGGATCTTCAATATCTTCAACAACCCCTATAAACCATACAAAAGGATCTGTGCCTGTTCTTTGTGTTATTTTTGTATCAAAACTCATTATTCATCTGCCTCGCTTGCCCACGAATCTTTCATACATTCCATTATTACGGTATGATTTGTTGGTTTAAACATTCTACGAACACTCGTCACCAGATATTTTCCTGTTAAACGAACATCCATCTTATTTTCGGATTTTTCTTCAGGAGATGGAAGATTAATATTAATAGTTTCTCCTGCTTTTCTTTTAAAATTACCAATAGTAGTTATCGTTAATCTAATGTACTTGGATTGAGGCTTTTGCATAGCTCTTTGTCGTATCCACTCTTCAGGATGATCAGTCTTTAATCCGTCATACTGATATCTATGAACTGATCTTGTAATAAGTCTGGTATTACCCGGATTCCACGAAAGAGTTTCTGATATATTTTCATGAATTAAAGGAAATTGATCAGTATGAGAAGTTTTTTCAAATTCATTACCATCTTTTCCATCTGCTGAATAACAAAACTGATCATCACCAAGAACACCAAATTCTTCCTGATTTCCTTTATTACCATGAAGATTATAACTAAGTGACCACTCACCTTGCTTAAAATGATCATCAACCTCTTTCGTCATCATGTTATGCACGATCAAACGACTACCAAAAGTACCAGAAGAAGCGTTTAATAATACATCTCCTGTATCTTCATATGTATAATTAACAATATTGAAGTAGTTTCGATCATCTTCTTTATCAACATTTTCAAGTTTCACCCAATAATCATCAGTAGCACCAGCCTTTACAAGACTATCTATTGATTTGAAATTATATGTTTCTTTATCCTCATAAAATACATAATTTACAGCGTCTTTGGTTTCTGATGATTGAGAACGACCAGCAAGCCAGTTAAAACATTGAATCGGTTTCCAACGAGGAATTATTAATGAATATTCGCCATGAGTAGACTCAACATCAATATTTTTTGCATCATCACCAGTAAACTTACTATAATGTCCTTTTAAACCATAATTTCCTTCAGTAACAAACTTATCGTAGAATATCTCTTCTACAACATCAGAATATGGTTGCTGATTATATGATCTTGATATGCGAGTTCTTACATTATTAGACCAACCAATAGAAGCAAGGCGAAGATTATAAGTTTGAACATCCTGATTATCAGTCTTAATTCTTGAAGTAATTTTAATAACTTCCATTACACATTTAATATCTTCACCATCAACATTCTGCTGTATTTTATCCTCAGAATTAAACGCAAGATGAATATCAACAACATCACCATCAGCAATAGGGAGATTTGCAACAAGATTTTCTGCATCAAGGACGGTAATATCTGCTGTCATGCAAGGTTGAAATATTGACTCGAAGATATTGATCTCCAATACCTTGAATCTTATGTCTTGTTCATGATCTCTCAGGAATACTTTTTTTATATCATATGAACCGGGAGCATAATGCCCCTTAGAATCTCTTGATGCCATTTACTTTTCCTTTTCTTAATATTTAGAAGGTGCTTTCCAATATAATTCACTTAATAATTCTTTTCCATCCACTTCTTCAGGTCCGTGAGAAGAAGCATATTCTTCTATACTATACTGTAAATCTTGTCTTTCGTCTTCATCCATAGTTTCATCATTCTCATACACAAATTCAAAATAAGGATCATAATGATCATCCATAACATTTACACTATAATAATCACGGACGCTATCATATTTATAGTCTTCTTGAGGTATATAATCAGTCCATTCAATTTTATATACAGGCGTAGAAGATTCTGAATTATATCCATTATCGTACTCTTCTATGCTGTAAGAACTCCATTTATCATCTTGCATTTCTTTAAGAACATCATATACTTTCTTCATTTCATTGTATTCTGCCATGTTAGGTTCTACATGCTTGGATACTTTATTGAATTCTTTTCTGTAAGTGTCTATATATCCTTCAATTTCTTGTTTTGTATAATCAACACCATTTATTTCCCATGTAGGCTCTTCATATTTATTAATGCCTGTTCCTGCTGGTTCTGCTTCTAATGCTACTTCCATACTATCAATTCTGTGCTGAAAATCCTTAGTAAAAGCATTCTTAGAACCATTAGCAATTCTAATAGCTTCTGCTTTAACCTCTTCCATTTCTTCTTCATAATGATCAATAGTATCATCAAGAATTCGTTCATATTCTTCTTCATGATTTTCATCAGCTTGCACTAAACCTTGAAAATAATTTTCTATATTACCTGCTAAATCCTGATAAGCAATTTGGACTTCTCTTGTTAATGCTTTACTGTCTGGATTAACACCATAATAATCTTTTCTGATCTCATCGTAAAGTTTAAACAGCTTCGGAGTCATCAAATTCTGTTTGATATTAAAATCAGGAATAACTTCTTTGTTTATAAACGGTCTGCTGTTATTACTATTTTTGTTATCGTATTCATCCCATACATGAAAAGCCCTGTTCCCTTTGATTATCATTACAGTCCATTTAGAACCACCACCGATAACCATTACTGGTACTTGCCCTCTCGTGAGAACATAATCTTCCCAATACATT